GTACGCCGCCTGCACCACTCCCACCGCCTGACCCCGCCACCTGGCCAACCCCCGATCGCCAACCCTCCCGAGAGGACCGGCCATGCACCTGCCCGACTTCCTCACCACCGGCCGCCCCTCCTGCACACCCGCCCTCGCCCACCTCTTCTGGTCCCGCGAGCCCGCCGACGAGCAGCAGGCCAAGGCCCTCTGCCACACCTGCCCCCTCCTCCTCGACTGCCAGACCTGGGCCCTTGACGAGCAGGAGCAGTGGGGCACCTGGGGCGGGCTCACGGCCACCGAACGGCTCCAGCTCCGGCGCGGCCGCGGCTGGTGGCTCGACGCCGAGGGCCGCATCCGGCAGCCGTGCGGCAGTGACGCGGCGTACCGGACGCACCTGAAGTACCGGGAGCAGCCGTGCGACGTGTGTCAGGCCGGGCAGGAGCAGCGCACCGCGGACCGGCGCCGGGCGATCCTTGCCGTCGAGCACGCTCTCCCGGCCGGCGGATCCGTCCGCGGCTACGACACCCACCGGCGGCTCGGTGAGGACGCGTGCGTGCCGTGCAAGGCGGCGATGGCCCGCCGGTCCGCGGCGAAGCCTGACAGGCCGCTGGGCAAGGCGCGGCGCGCGTCCCGGCCTGCTGCCTCGTCCGGGCCGATGGCGCTCGCCTCATGAGCCCCATCCGCCCGGAGAACCGGGACCGCTACCCGCGCGACTGGTCGGAGATCAGCCTCCGCATCCGCACCGTCCGCGCCGCCAGCCGTTGCGAGTGCGCCGGGGAATGCGGCCGCGGTACGCACACCGGCCGCTGCCCGAACGTCAACGGCGGCCAGGCGTACGGCACCGGCTCACGCGTCGTGCTCACCGTCGCCCACCTGGACCACACCCCGGAGAACTGCGACGAGCAGAACCTCAGGGTCATGTGCCAGGGCTGCCACCTCCACTACGACCGCGACCACCACCGGCAGACCGCCGCTGCGACCCGCCGCGCCGCGATCGAAGCGGCCGGGCAGCTCGCCTTCGACGGGGGCGCGCCGTGACCGCCCTGGCTCTCCTGTTCGCGCTCCTCGGGGCGCTCGCCCGTCCACCACGAAAGGCACCCGATGCTCGAGGCCCGCATCATCGACGCGATCACGCCGCTGATCCTCTGCGCAGCGCTCCTGACCCTCGCCGCCCTGCTGCTCTCCGAGGACCGGCGCCTACGCCGACAGGCCCGTGCCGCCGAGGAGCGGGCCCGGCCGCACAGCGTCCACGTGGGCACCGCCGCCGATCACGCCGCCGCGCTCATGACCGCCCGCATCCGTGAGGACGAGCAGGCGTTCCGCGACCTCCACGGCCTGACCCCCGCGAAGCCCGTCGACACGATCACCGTGAAGGGCAGCTACCTGTGACCGGCCCTTCGTCCAGCCCGCGCGGCGAGAGGGCCGGCCGCCCCGGCGCCACGTGGGAGACCCGTCTCGTCGTCGTCGAGACCGTCATCCCCGACGACGAGCCGACGACGCCTCGTCCGAACCGCGCCACCCGCCGCGCCCTCGCCAGAAGGAAGGCCCGCCGTGCCTGACCCGTACCGCAAGCTCCCCGCCGCCGTCGTCGAGATTGGGACGCGGCTCCGACGCCTCGCCGACGCACACACGACGCCCGTCTACGAGTACGCCGACGACGCCCCGACGACGGCCGACGACGCCACATGCCGACCCGTCACCGTGGACGGCGAGACGATCCGCGTACTCGGCATCGGCGACTTCACCGATCAGGAGCAGGAGTTCGTGGCCGACTTGGTGCGCGCCGCGAAGCGCAAGTACGCCGCCGAGCAGCGCCCCGAGCTGTCCGACGCCGTCACCGCCGAGACGAAGCGACTGATGGAGCGCCGGACCACCACCCTGCGGGAGCGCGCCGAGCGGGCAGAGGAGCAGCGCGACCAGCTGGCCGCCGCAGTCGACCGGGTGCGCAAGCAGCTCGATGAAACCCGCACCGCCCTCCGCCGTGCCGAAGGAGACCGCGACGCGGCCGAGGAGCGCCGCGACCTGCTGGCCGCCACCCTCCACGACGTCCTCAGCTCCTTCGTCCACAAGGGCCACCCCGGCGAACCCTGCCTCCAGTCCGGGTGGATCGCGGAGAAGACCGTCGCCCGCTGGCGCACCGTGCTCTACCCGCCAGCCGTCAAGGAGCAGGACGGCGACGCGCCCGTCCAGTGCTGGCACACCGAGCCAGGCACACCCTGCGACCGGGACGTCTGCCGCCAGCCCGAACGGCTTGCGGCCGGCGACCGCGGGACCGACCCGGCCACCGAGGAGCAGCACGGGTCTGGCGGAACCTGATCAACCCATGGCAACGTCCCGCAGAACACCACCAGCACGACCAAGGAGCACGATGAGCGGCGAGAAGATCACGACGAGGGAAGAGATCCAGCAGGCGATCGGCCACGCGATCGTCGAGCAGGCGAAGAACCTTGCCACCTACGGCGACAGCAGGGTCGCTGCCGAAGGGTTGAAGGACCTCGCCGAGGCCCTCGCCTGGATGAACTACCCGAACCAGCCGCACTGACCCGACGCAGCCCAGACGCCCCGTCACCACCACGGCGACGGGGCGTCGCCATGGTCAGCTCCGGCACGCCCGGCACTTGAAGCCCACGACGAACATGGGGTCGACCTCACCACCCTCCAGATCGTCCGTCGGCCGGTGGTCCGGGACCATCCGGGCAGGGCACCTCTCGCAGCGCGGACGAGGCAGAGACGACAGTTCGGATTGGCGGCACTCACGCGGTAGCTCAGTCATGCGACGAACGCTCGCACGGCCACGCCCGCTTGTCTCAGGCGCTTCCCCCGACCGCAGGTCAGGGCACCTGCCCAACGGACAACGCTGGCCAGAGTTACGACGACGCCCGGCCCCGGCCGGCCGCGATTTGCCCGACCGCCTCACCCGTCATTCCCAGCCGCTCACCCTGCGCCCGGTAGCTGACGCCCTGCGCCTTCGCCGTGATGACCGCCTGCTGCCGCACATCCGCCACCATGCGGTGCAGCTCCGGCCACTCACGCAGCAGCTCCGTGCACGCCGCGGCTCGGTCCAGCGCGTCCGGGATCGCCTCCAGCGCGCGCAGCGCAGCGCGTACTTGCTCCACCTCGTCAGCCATCTGCCACCTCCGGCCGGAGCGTAGGTCTGCACAGAGCGCCGACCAAGGGGTACCCTCTGGATTCCAAGGGGTACCCCTTGGCCGCGTCGGGACGCCCGACGACGCCCCACAACTGAACGAGCCCCGCAGGTGCTGGACACACCGAACGGGGCTCTGACCACCGGAGAGTGACCTCCATGGCTGACCAGCAGCCTACCCGCGCACGCCGCATCGGCGGCCCCATCCGCGCAGCCTGGTTCATCGTCCTCACGATGATGCTCGCCGCCGCCGCCTGGTCCATCAGCGGCAAGCTCACCGCCTGGGGCATGACCCCCAAACTCGCGTGGGGCCTGTCCCTCATGTTCGACCTGGCCGGACTGATCTGCGCCGAGTACGCCCGCCGCGCCATCGAACGCGGCTCACCGGCCGGCCTCGCCCGCCTCGCGATCTTCGGGTTCGTCGTCGTCTCCGGCGCCCTCAACTTCAGCCACGGCCGGCAGATCGGCGGCCTCGTCGCCGGGTGCGGACTCGCCTCCATCTCCGGCGCAGTCGAGCTCCTCTTCGAGCTCCACCGCCGAGACGTCCGCGACGAGCAGCGCGCCGCCCGCGGCCTGATCGCCGAACGCATGCCGCACATCCCCTTGCTGGGCTGGATCATGTTCCCGGCCCGGTCCTGGGCGACGCTGCGCGGCGCGGTCGGTGCGCGGCTCGACGTGCTGGACCCGGTGCAGCAGCCCGCGCCGACGCCCGCCCAGGCACCCCTCATCGAGCGCGTCACCGCCCCGGCCCCGCCCGTCACACCGAAGGCCGTCGCGCCCGAGCTGCCGGCCGCCGAGGAGCAGCCCGCGCCGATCCAGTACAGCGACCCGCGGTGCGCCGTGATCCGCCGCCTCTACAACGACGGCACCCGGCCCACCACCGGCGACATGAAGCAGGCTCTTGCCGACGCCGGTCTCACCGTGCCCAGCCCCTCCACACTCCGCGGCGTGCTCCGCGCGGAGATCGAGGAGCAGGAGCCGCACCTCGCGGACCTGCCGTCGTCCATCAGCCGGAGCGCGTAGCCATGTGGCCCCTGTTCCTGCTCGCCATGATCGGCGGCCTCTGCGGCCTGTCCCTCATCTCCTGGCGCGAAGTGCCCCTCACCGTCGGCACCGCCGCCTTCATCCTGACCCTCGCCGCCCTCGGGCTGGCCATCCTCCACTGAGGACCCCATGAACATCGTCACCCTCGGCGGCGTCACCGTCGGCGTCGCCATCCTCATCACCACCGCCATCAAGTGGGTGTTCCGCGAGAAGAAGGACCCGGCCGCCCTCGTACCGTTCGTCCTCGCCTTCGCGTACGGCATGCTCCTCATCCTGGCCGCCGGCGGTCTCCTCGGCTCCGCAGCCGACATCGCCCTGTGGGGCGCGAACGGGCTCGGTGACCTCAGCCTCGTCTGGGGTGTCGGCGGCGGCACCCAGGACGTCACCCGCACGGGAAGCACAGCCCTGTCCAACGGCGGGCACGCCATCGTCCTGCTGCTCACCGTCGCTCTGTTCGCCCTGTGGAAGTTCGCCGGGAGGATCCCGAACGGCAAGCTCGCCGCCGGGATCCTGTGCGGCATCTGCCTTGGCCTGTCCGGCGCCGTCGCCGGGTGGGCTGCCGTACCGCTCGCGTCCGGCGCGAACCTCCTCGGCCTCGGCCTGACGGCGGTCCTGTGATGGCCGACGAGCAGCTGGTCGATGACGCGGGGGAGCAGCTCGACGACGAGCCGGGCGGCATCAGCGACCGCACCGCCCGGGCCATCCTCGGCGCGGCCGGGCTGATGGCCGCGTGGGGTGTCATCGCTGCGGCGCCGGAGGCCGCGTACTTCGTGGCCGGGCTGGGTGCGTCCGCGTGCTGCCGGAAGGGTCGCGCCTGGATCGACCGGCGTCGCGCCACGGCCGACGAGGAGGAGCGGGAGGAGGAGCCTGCGCCGGTCGACATCGGTGAGCACCTGCGGGCCCTCGGTGAAGGCGGGCACCATGTGCTCCTCACCGGTCTCCGGGAGTCGACCGGACTGCCCGACACGAAGGCCGTCCGCGCGCTCCTGGAGGAGGCCGGCATCCCCGTCCGGGACGGGGTCCGTGCGCCCGCGGGTAACGGGCCTGGCGTCCATATGGCCGACATCCCGGGCGACCCCTCCCCCGTTTTGGCCGCTCCTTCCGGGCGTTGTTTGTGCAGCTCAGGAGCCAACGCCAACGCCAACAACGGGACCGAGGGTGACCACGAGAAGGGGTTGCGTGTAGAGCCCATCGGCCAGGCCGGGACCGTCGTGCACGACCCGGCAGAAGCGCACCGCCACTTCGAGATCCAGGGGAGGTGACCGAGCGATGATGCTGCGTCTCCTCGCCGCCCTGCGGTTGGACTTCCCGCCGCTGCCGTACTGCCAGAAGTGCGGCGGCCACTACCCACCCCACAGCCACTGACCGCCTGCCAGACTGGACACCCGGATACGAGAGGAACCGAGTTGAACGTCGACCACAATGCCCGCGAGATCAAGGCCCGTGAGCTGAACGACAGCTTTGTCGGGGAAGCCTTCTCTTACGAAGACAGTGCAGGCAAGGAGACGCATGCGCGGATCGCGATGGTGGAGATCGGGAACACCAGCGTGAACCTGTACCTCGACGGGGTGGTGGTGAACGGCAGCACCAGGATCCTGACGCTGAGCCCCTCCGAAATCATCTGGCACACGTCGAACCTGTGACGCCTGACCGCTGTCACACCCCCGCAGTAGCCTGACCCCATCCCACCCGCAGGATCGCGAGCTGGCTGCCGCGCTACTCGGGCCCGAAGCCCCTGCCGTTGTACACACGGCAGGGGCTTCGCCGTACCCTGGCCCCCTCTCATCACCCGTGTCCTTGGGGGGACCATGCGCACCAGAACCGTCACGGCCGCCGCCGTGCTGCTCCTCGCCCTCACCGGCTGCTCGTCCGACAGCAGCACCGACGACAAGCCGCCCACCGCCACAGCCAGCCCGTCAGCCGACCCGACCACCGCGCCCAGCGCCGAGCCGTCGGCCGACCCGGACGCCGCAGCGCTGGAGCAGGCCGTCCGCGCCTACTCCACCGCCTACTTCGCCACCGACACCACCAAGGCGTACGGCATGCTCTCCGCCCGCTGCGCCGCAAAGATCCCCGCCGACATGTACGGCCCGGTCATCGAATCCACCGTGAAGCAGTACGGCGTCCACGACATCAAGACCCTGACCGTCGACCAGCTGGCCGGCGACCTCGCCCGCGTGACGTACACGTACGCGGTGCCGGCGCTGGATCAGAAGTCCCAGCCGTGGGCGCGTGAGGGCGGCCAGTGGCGGTACGACGGCTGCTGACGGGCGTCGTCGGGGGCTGTGACTTGCAGCCCCCAAGATCCTGGCCGCCCGTTTTTTCGTACCTTCCCACCAGGGAGGTACGGCCATGGGCACCGGGAACGACAGGCCACGCGACGGCAACGGCCGCTACTACCGCACCGTCGAAGACGCCAGGCGCGACGAGCGCGCCGCACGCCTGCGCGCCGACGGCTGGACGTTCGCCCGCATTGCTGAGGAACTCGGCTACGACAGCCGCGCCACCGCCCACCACGCCGTGCAGCGCGTCCTGAAGGAAACCGTCCGCGAGGCAGGCGAAGACCTTCGCTCCCTGGAGCTCGAACGCCTCGACAAGCTGTACCGCTCCGCGATGGGTGTACTGGAGCGGCAGCACGTCACCGTGTCTCACGGAAAGATCATCCAGGCGCCGGACCCGGACACCGGTGAAGAGACACCCCTCGTTGACGACGCCCCCGTCCTCAACGCCATCGACCGGCTGCTCCGCATCCAGGAACGCCGCGCCCGACTCCTCGGCCTCGACGCCCCCGTCAAGCGGGACATCAGCCTCACCGACGAACGCGCCGCCGCGATCGAGGCCCTCGTCGAGGAGCTGGGCGAGTGACGGTCACCGACCTCCGCTCCCGCCTGGCCGGCATGTCCGACGCCGAGTTGGACCTCCTGGAGGAGAAGCTCCGGGCGAAGATCTGGCAGAAGCGGTGGGACCGGTGGACGCCGTACCCGTGGCAGGTCGCCCCGGCCGAGATCCCCACCATGGGCTGGTGGTTGCAACTCGGTGGGCGCGGCACCGGGAAGACGGACGGCTGCGCCCGCTACATGGTGGAGCACGTCAACGGCCCGCCGTGCGACCCCAGGCTCCGGGGCGGGCACCGGATGGCGATCGTCGCGCCGACGCAGGGTGACGCCGTGGAGGCCTGCGTCAACGGGCCGTCCGGGCTGAAGGCGCACGACCCGCGCGTCGTGCTTCGCACCACCGCCGGCGGGACGTTCGCCCGCTGGCCGTCCGGGGCCGAGGCCAAGCTGTTCGGCGCCCACAGCCCGGACGACATTGAACGCCTCCGCGCCGGTGGCAACCGGTGCCTGGTGTGGATGGAGGAGGTCGCGGCGCAGCGACGGCTGAAGGAGGCGATCACCCACTCCGAGATGGGTCTCCGCCTCGGCCCGAACCCGCACTACATCGGCTCGACGACACCCAAGCCGCGCACCGAAGTGATCGAGCTGACGCAGCGCGCGGACGTCATCATGACCCGCGGCCGCACCCGAGACGCCGTTCACCTGCCGCAGGACATGCGGGACTTCCTCGTCCGCAAGTACGCCGGCACCCGGCTGGAGAAGCAGGAGCTGGACGGCGACCTCCTCACGGACATCGAGGGCGCGCTGTGGCAGCGGACCCGCCTCGACGCCACCCGCGTGGGCGCGGCCCCGCCCATGGTGCGCATCGTCGTCGCGATCGACCCGGCGGCCAAGGGCGGCGACGAGTCCGACGAGATGGGCATCGTCGTAGCCGGACTCGGCCAGGCCTACATCCCGGACCGGAACGGCTTCCCGCGCAGGCACGGCTACGTCCTCGATGACCTGTCCGGGCGGATGTCACCGGAGGAGTGCATGCGCAAGGCCGCGCAGGCGTACCACGCGTGGAAGGCCGACGCCGTGATTGCCGAGGTCAACAACGGCGGCGACTGGATCGGGACGACGCTGCGGCAGATCGATCCGAAGGTGAACTACCGGACCGTGACCGCGACCCGCGGCAAGGCCACCCGGGCGGAGCCGGTGGCCGCCGTGTTCGACCAGCTGGCCGCGCACATCGTCACGAGCCTGCCCGATCTGGAGGAGCAGCTGGTGACGTGGGTGCCGGGCGACGACAGCCCTGACCGGCTCGACGCCATGGTGTGGGCCCTGACTGATCTGATGCTCGCGCCTGCGGGCAACTTGGCCGCGGTCGCGTAGGAGGACCTTGTGGGATACAAGACCGGAGCCATGCGCCGGGCGGCCGAGCGCCGTGTGTCGAGCGTGGACATGCTGCGGGACCGGCGGCCGATCACCGTCGCTTCGATCGGCGGGCAGCAGTCCCTGACGCTCGACCTGGACGCGGAGGCCCGCGGCTACGCCAACTCGGCTGTGGCGTACCGGTGTGTGGCGGCCATCGCCGACAACGGCTCGTCGGTGCCGCTGGCCGTGCGCGCACCGGACGGCTCGGTCATCGAGGGCCACGACGTCGCGCAGCTGTTCAACAAGCGCCCCAACCCCCTGATGAGCGCGAGGGTGTTCAAGTCCCTCGTCCTTCAGCAGGGCGAGCTGGCCGGACAGTCGTTCGTGTGGCTGGACCGCGGGGAGACCGGCCTCGGCGATGTGGCCGAGGCCCACATCGTGTTCGACCAGGTCGACGTCATCGTCGACAAGCCTCTGGCGCAGCGGCCGACGATGGCGAACCTCCTCGGCTTCATGATCCGGCGGGCGGACGGCACACAGGTCCCGGTCCTACCCGAAGAGATGCTGTGGCTCCGCTACCCGCACCCGTTCGACCCGCTCGGCTGCCTGGCCCCGTGGAAGGCCGCACGGCACGCCGTCGACATGGACGCCTACGCCCGCGAGTGGCAGCGCTCCAGCTACAAGAACGGCGCCAATCCCAGCGGCGTCGTCTACCTGGGGCAGATGGAGCCGGATCAGTTCGCAGCCGCCCGCGCGGCGTGGCGCAGCAGCATGCAGGGCCCGGCGAACGCGGGCAAGAACCTGCTCGTCTCCTCCCCGCCCGGCGGCGGTACCCCCGTCTCGTACGCCCGCGTCGGCCTGACCGCCGAAGAGATGGACTACCTCGAGTCCCGCATGGCGAACGCCGCCGAGGTCATGATGGCGTTCGGTGTCCCCCACGACTACCTGGCCGCCGGGACTACCTACGAGAACCGGGCCATGGCGAAGGCCACCCTGTGGTCGGACACGATCAAACCGAAGCTGGAGATCATCGGCTCGGAGATCGACCGCGTCCTCCTGCCCAGCGACGCGGAGGAGGCCGAGTTCGATCTGTCCGGTGTCGAGGCGCTGCAAGAGGCGCAGGACTCGAAGGCGAACCGGACCCGGGCCCTGGTGTACTCCGACACGTACATGATCGATGAGGCTCGGGCCGTGGTCGGCCTGGACCCGCTGCCGGGCGGCATCGGACAGAACACGCTCACCCCGTACCGGGCCCAGTTCGCCCCGGTGCAGGGCCTGCCCTCCGGCGACGAGGCCCGGTCATGGGACGCCGACTTCTCCCGTCTCCTCCCGTCGTCGCCGGACGTCGGGCCCGTCGTCGAGCGGGCCGTCGAGTCGGCGCTCGCCCGTCTCCTCGGTGCGGCCCGGCCGCAGGTCGACGCCCCGACGACGCCGCGTCGTCTGGAGCTGACGCGCGCCGACGACGCCCCCAAGTCGCCGTCGCTGGCGGACATCAACGCCACGTACGACGAGCTGGAGGCCGTCGGCCGGCGCGCGGTGCAGGCCCTCGCGCGGGAGCAGCGGGAGCGGGTCCTCCGCGACTTCGACCGGCTGATGAAGAAGCCCGAACGGTCAGCGGCGTGGCTCGGTGAGGTGCGGACCGAGTCGGCGGCCCTCGCCCGCGAGCAGCTGCTCACCCTCGCCCCGCCGGACATGGACGTCGTCCCCGCGGCCTGCGCCACGGACATGGACATCGCCTCCGGCCCCGACGGCTGGGAGCAGCGCATCAAGGTCCGTGAGATCTTCGACGGCGGGTACTGGCGGCGGCAGACCGCCCGGGTGCTGCGGCCGTTCGTCGAGCGGGCATGGCGCCGCGGCGGCGCGTCCATCACCCCGTCGTTCGACCTCGACGAGCCGGACGTCGCCGGGGCCCTGGACGCCCGTGTCGAGGAGCTGGCCGGGCAGGTGACCGCGACGACGGAGCAGGTGCTCCGCTCGCAGCTCCTGGCGGCCGGTGTCGCCGAGGGCGAGAGCGTTCCGGAACTGCGGGCCCGGATCCAGCGGGTGTTCACCAACCTCGGCGACTACCGGGCCACGATGATCGCCCGCACCGAGACCGTGGGCGGCTACTCCGCTGCGTCGCACATGGCGGCTCTCGACGCCGGCGCGGTACGCAAGACGTGGGTGTCCACGGACGACAAGCGGACCCGCCGTACGCACCGCGCGGCGCAGGGCAGCAGCGTGCCGATGAACAAGCGGTTCAAGCTGACCGAGTCCCGGTGGCCGGCGGATGCGACTGCCCCCGCCAACCAGTCCATTCAGTGCAGGTGCGCGCTGACCTTCGAGTTCGATCCTGTTCCCGACGAAGAGGAGTCCTGACCATGGCCATGAGTGATGACGACCTGAACCGCGCCTATCCGATCCTCCGATGGTTTGACGCCGCACATCTGCCCGCTGAGCTGCGCGACCACAGTGAGGCGTTTGGACGTCTCGCGCGCACGATGGCGCACTCGCTGCCCATCTGCGCCGAGACAAGCGCCATGCTGCGGAAGCTGCTGGAGGCGAAGGACTGCGCCGTGCGCGCGGCCCTTCTCGGCGAGGAAGAGCCGGGCGGCAGCCGCTTCTCGGGAGGCGAGTGACCATGGCCACTCTGCTGCGATCCGAGGTCCCCGTGATCCTCCAGCCTGCGGGGAGCGTGCAGTACCGGGGCGCGTACTGCCCGCCCGGCGTGCCGTTCTCCGAGGTGCGCCGGGGGCCGTTCGACGGCAAGGCGGATCTTGCCGTGATGCCCGACCCGAACGGCGACCTGCCGAAGCACGTCAGCTTCGGCGGCGGCCGGGTCGTCTACGAGTACGACGGCCGCGACCAGAAGGACCGCGCTGTCTACCGGTACGCGCCGCGCCTGTCCCCGGCGCACCAAGTCGTCATGGACGGCGTGGCCGAGGTGTACGCCGAGCACCAGCTCAAGCAGCAGGGAGGCAAGGGATGACCAACATCGAGTTCCGCGCGCTCGACGACATCGAGTTCCGCGTTGGCGAAGGCGAGGACGGCAGCTTCGAAGGGCTCGCGTGCCGGTACGGAGTGGTCGACTCCTACGGCACCACGTTCCACCCGAAGGCGTTCCGCAAGGGGCTGAAGGGTTCGTACGCCCTTCTGTTCATGCACTCGCCATACCAGCCCATCGGCACCTTCGCCGCTGAGGAGCGGGATGACGGGCTGTACATCTCCGGCCGGTACGACGACACGGCGGCCGGCCGGGACGCCCGCACCATGGCGCGCAGCGGCAGTGCGTCGGAGCTGTCCGTGGGGTTCGTCCGTACGGACCTGCCGTCGTGGGAGAAGCTTTCCGAGATGTCCGACGAGGACCGGGAGAAGACCCTCGCAAACATCAAGGGCGCGCGGCTGGTGGAGGTCTCGCAGATCACGGCGCGCATGGCCGCTGTGCCGGGCTCGAAGCTGAAGACCGTACGGTCCGCGCTCGGTGATCTGTACGAGGAGGTGCAGGCGCCGACGCTGGACGAGCAGGCGCGGGCGGACGCGGCTGAGGAGGAGGCCGACGACCGGCGGATGGAGGAGCGGGCGCGCCGTGCGGCGCGGCTGCGGCTGGCGACGATCGGGAGCGCGTGATGGGCAGCTTCCGCAGCCGTGCGCAGTGGCGGTGGGCCTTCTCCCGGAAGATGCCGTGGGCCCGCCGCTGGGCCCGCCGCTCCCGCTCCTACAACAGCCTGCCCCGCAAGGCGCGCAAGGGCAGGCGACGCAGGTAGACGCCCGTCCCCGCCGTGACTTGCAGCCCCCGACGACGCCCGTCGCCGAATCGATCTACCCTCCTGCCATCCGGGCGCTCACACCGGACGTAAAAGCCGTGAGCATGCCGGGCGCGATCCACCGGCCGTGAAAGACGGACCGCAGACCCCCAGAACTCTGGGCGGCTGCGAGCCGTCCACGGACCGAAAGGACGCGGCACATGAGCAACTTTGCCCGCATCCGGCCCATCGGTCGCCGCCGCGACGGACGACCGATCTACCCCATCAAGGGCGGCGCACCGACCCTCACCGAGCAGCGCGACGAGGTCGCCGCCCTGCTGGCAGACGAGAACTACAAGGGCGACATCGACGAACTCCTCGCGCGCGCTGACGAGATCTCCGCGAAGATCGAGCAGGCCAACCAGCGCGACGCCCGGCGTCGGGCCCTCCAGTCCGCGCAGCTTCCCGCCGGAGACCCGCAGCCGCAGCCCGGCCAGCGCAACCAGCCGGGCATGCAGCCCGACGACCAGGGCACCCCCGACCCCGTGTCGGCGGCCGAGGCGTTCGTCCGCTCCAAGGCGCTGGAGCACTTCCGCGCCAACGGGAAGCAGGGCAAGTTCGCCGTTGAGCACCGTGCGGCTCCGGTCGGCACCGTCGACACGGGTACGCAGCCGCAGCAGAACACTCGGGTGCCGGGGATCCTCCCGCAGAACCCGGACTTCCCGCTGCTGGTGGCGAACCTGCTGGACCGGCAGACGTCGGACGGCACGACGCTGGAGTACATGCGGGACACGTCCGGCCCGCAGTCGACGTGGAACCAGGCCGCGGTCGTGGCCGAAGGCGCGGACAAGCCGATGTCCGGGCCGTTCTCCTTCGACCTGATCACCACGACGCTCAAGACCGTCGCGCACTGGGTGCCGATCACGAGGCAGGCCGCGGACGACAACGGCCAGCTGATGGGCTACATCAACGGCCGGCTGACGTACGGGCTGGAGTACAAGCTCGACCGGGAGATCCTGACCGGGAACGGCACCACGGAGATGCAGGGGATCTTGACGACCCCGGGCATCGGCACGTACCAGCCCGCGCTCGGCAACGACGACGTCAAGCTGATCACGGTCCGCAAGGCCAAGACGCAGGCCGAGCTGGCGATGTACCCGCCGACGGCCGTGGTGATGAACCCGCTGGACTGGCAGGACATCGAGCTCGACGAGGACGCCAACGGCCAGTTCCGCGTCATCGCGAACGTCACCGACCCCGGCGCGGCGACCCGCCTGTGGGGCCTGACCGTCGTCACCACCGTGGCGATGACCGCAGGCACCGCGCTCCTCGGCGGCTTCCGGACCGGGGCGACGCTGTGGGAGCGGCAGGGGATCACGATCCTCATGACCGACTCCCACGCGGACTACTTCACCAGCAACACACTCGTGATCCTCGCCGAGCGCAGGGCGAACGTCGCGGTCCACACCCCGCAGGCGTTCGTCCAGATCACGTTCGCCGCGGCGACCGCCTGACCTGGCCACACCGACACGACACCGTGAGGAGGCCAGTGATGGCCACACGCAGCAGCAAGAGCACCGACGAGCCGCAGGAGCAGCCCAACCCGGCCGTCGTCCGCACACAGGAGTACGCGGCGGGCACCGGCTGGGACATCGGCCAGACCGCGCCGGAGGCCGCGTACCGGCAGCTCGGCGGCGAGGGCATGACCACCCCGGTCGGCCCGGTCGTGAACAAGCACCCGGGCGGCCACGCCCGGCTGATCGTCGCCAAGGGCGGACTCGTCACGGCCGGCGTGAAGCGTGAGCTGGACGCCGCCAAGGCCGAGCAGTCCTCGAAGGACGAGGGCTGACCGATGGCGTACTGCTCCGAGGAAGAAGCGCGCGACGCGGGCTGCACCGGCACCAGTGCCGAGGTCCTCGCGTGGATCGCTGCTGCCACGGAGCGGATCACCCGGTACACGCAGCAACTCTTCGAGCCCACTTCGCTGGTGGTGGTGGCGGACGTGGCGGCGGACGGACTGGTCATCCTTCCGCGCCGCGTCCGCACGGTCACGTCGGTGACGCCCGTCGTCTCTGATGGGTCGGCGTCGTCGCTGCCGTCGTCGGCGTGGCGGGTGACGTCGTCTGACGTGCTCGGGCAGATCGACGCGGTGCACCTGCGGTGGGGTGGCTATGACGACCTGATCGCCGGGGCCGAAAGCTACTCCGGTGGCTGGCGTGGCCTGTTCGAACGGTGGGGACTGGAGCAGGCCCGGGTGGAGGGCGAGTTCGGGTACGACGCGGTGCCGCTCCTGGTGAGCAAGGCGTGCGCCCTGCTCACCGCGCACATCCAGGCCGACGCCGCACCGTCCGACGCCGACGCCGCCCAGACCCCGGGCCTGGATGTGGACGACGAGGGCAACAACGTCCGTATCGAGCCCGACGACGAGGAGACGACGCCCGACGCCCCGTCGTCGTCGACCGGATCGACGCAGGCAGACGCCCTCCTCGTCGCCTACATCAACCGCGCCGTGCCCAGCTTCGGGGGTGTGTGATGCGCTTCGGAGCATCGGCCAGCGCCCGGCTCAACACCCGCGCCTACGAGCGCGGCCTACGCCGCGCACTGGGCGGCATGTCCAAGGACGTGAAGACCGCCGTCAACCGGACCCGCATCGACGTCCAGAACGAAGCCCGGCGCCGCGCCCCGGTTGACACCGGCCGGCTCCGGTCCAGCATCGTGTCCCGCGCGGAGAACTCCGGCCGCCGGGTCGGTTACGTGGTGGGCACGAACGTCAACTACGCGGCCGCCGTCGAGTACGGGACCGCGCCGCACGTGATCAAGCCGCGGTTCAAGAAGGCCCTGTTCTGGCCGGGGGCGCGGCATCCGGTCGCGTCCGTCAACCACCCCGGCACCCGGCCGCAGCCGTTCATGCGCCCGGCGGTTGAGATGGCGGAGATCTTCTTCCGGGCCCACTTGTCCCGGATCCGGGGCGGTCGCTGATGGCCGCCACGACCGCCGGCGCGCTGAAGGCCCGGCTTGAATCGCTCGGCACCAGCGTGCCGTTCTTCCGCGACGGGCCGCGCCCCGGGCAGGAGCCGCCGTTCGGTGTCATCACCGAGGCTCTGTCCATCGCGCTCGACACCACCGGGAACGGCGACTACGGCGACCCAGACGCCGAACTCAACATCATCGAGACCGCGACCGTCGACATCATCCAGACCGCCCGCACCAAGGCCACCACCGTCACCGCGAAGGTGACCGAACGGTACGGCCTCGTCGAGCTGTTCGCCCACGCCCTCCACGGCCACCCCCTCCCCGCACACCCGGCGAAGGTCACCGCCGTCCGCGTCCAGGACATCGACCGATTCCCCATCGAGGACAACCGCATCCGCTCCTCGATCACCATCGCCATCCACCGGCAGATGCTCCGCACGGAGGTACTCCCCGCATGACCATCGTCTACGTCCAGCTCCCGCGCGAGGACGTCATCCCCTACCTCGGCCCTAACTGGCCGCCCGAGGCGGGCGTCACCGTCCTCCGCTGCCCCAACCCGGCCGGCGTCGAGCACGGCGCGGTCGTCGTCTACACCACGCCCGGACGGCCCGGCACCACGTGGTGGCTCGTCGACTCGGTCATCCCGCCGCAGGACGCCGGCCCCGTGGACGAGGCCCTGGCCGCGCTCATCCCCGAATCGGTACTCGAGGCCCTCGACACCGAACCGGTGGAGGAACCGGCACCGCCTACCGAGCCGCAGCATCCGCAGACGGCCCCCACCGACATCGCCTGACCCGCCCCGTCCGGGCCGAACCCCGGCACCAGGAAGGAACCCGAGATGCCTATCTCCCGCGTATCGAAGATCTACAGCGTGCAGGACGCGAAGATCTCCCCACTGACCGCCGACCCGGACGGGGGTGCCGCCACCTACGGGACGCCGCTCGACGTGCCCGGCATCCAGGAGATGGCCATCACCGGCGAGGTAGAGGTCAAGACCCTCCGTGGCGACAACCGCAAGCTGGACACCAACTCGGCGATCTCGAACATCCAGGTCAGCGTGACCCACGCCAAGGTCAGCCTCGATGTGCTGGCCGCGATCGTCGGCGGCGCGGTCACCGACTCGGGCACCACCCCGGCGCAGATCGCCACCTGGGACCTCAGCGGAGACAACGCCAACCTGCCGCCGTTCAAGCTCGAAGGCGTCACCCCGCCGAACGGCACGGACATCGTCGGCGGTGACCTGCACTGGATCCTCCACAAGCTGACCCTCTCCGCGTTCCCGGACGTCGGGTTCGCCAACGAGGACTACAGGACGATCTCGTTCACCGCGGACGCCTCCCCGCTGCTGTCCAACGGCCTGTGGCTGTCCGCCGTCATCAACGAGACCGCGACCGCCATCGCCTGATCCTGCCGGGCCGGGCCCCCACGCCCCGGCCCGGCACCCCCTTCACCCGCAGGCCGAAACCCGGCACTCACGTAGGGACACCACCATGACGACCCCCGGTCTTGACCTCCTCGCCGACGGCTCCACCGTCCAGCTCACCGACGGCACCACCATCCAGCTCCGCTACAGTTTCCGCGCCCTCGCCCTGCTGGAGGCCCGCTTCGGGTCCGTCGCGGCCGTGCAGAAGGCGATCGACTCCACCGGCCAGGGCGCGGCTTTCGGCCCCCTGCTCCAGATCATCGGCGCGGGGTCTGTCGGACCTGGCGGGTTCGAGCCGCACATCCGCGAGCACGTGGACGCCAAGGGCAAGCGGACCGTGTCGGACATCGTGTTCCGCCGGCGCGCAGACGGCGTCGACCTCGCGGACCTCCTCGACCCCGGGCAGCTCACGGACTACGTGAAGGCCTTTTCGGCCGCGCTGTCGAAGGCGTTGGCGCACCGGGGAAACGGACCGGCCCCGGCGATCAGCACCTTGACGCCGGGCCTTACCCCTGGGGCGAGCTCTACTACTTCGCCGTCGGTGCCCTCCACATTCCGCCCGACGCCTTCTGGGACATGACGCAGGCGCAGATCCTCACGCTCGCCGACCAGCACCGGACCGCCCACTCCACGAACGGCACCGGCTCCCCGTCCCAGACAGATTCCGGCCCCGGCCTCATGGCCATGGCCGCATGGCAGTAGGAGGTGACCTGCGGTGGCTGACAACATCAACCTGCCGAACCTCGTGTCGCACCTGCAGGTCAACCTCGCCAACACGTCCGGCCTCGTAGCCGACGCCACCCGGCAGGGCTCCTCCGTCGGCGCCGCCCTCGGCTCGTCCCTGCAACGCGAACTCCGCGACACCGTCAACAACATCCCCGACATCCCCATCACGGCCGACAGTTCGGACGTAGACCGTGACCTGGCCCGCGTCCGCGGCGAACTGGACGAGCTGGCCAACTCCCGTATCGGCGTCGACATCAGCATCGACGAGGCCCTGCGCCGCATGGCCCGCCTCGAACCGCACCTTGACCGGCTCCAGCACACCCACCCGAACATCAACGTGCAGGCCAGCGTGGGCGGCGCGCTACGCCAGCTCGCGCAGGTCCGCGCCGCCGCCCGCACCGC